AAAGCAGTTATATTAATATCCGTTTCAATATCTGAAGTACAACCGATATAATCAGGAACGGGATAAATATCTCCGTATGGTTTAGCAGTAGGTCGGTAAACTTTATAGTAAAGTATTACAGTTCCTTTTTTACTCTCAGGATTATAAAGTGGAAACTCTTTAAAAGACTCATGTCTCTCAGGGCTTCTACTATTCCAATCCTCACAATAAAAAACAGTTTTACCGTCTTTACTTCTGCGTAATTTATTAAATTGTATATGATAACAGTCTGTAATCTTTCCCGTAGGTGAGAAAACAATCTGTAAAGCGTAACCGTTAAATAGTTCTAAGTCTAAAGTTAACTTAGGTAGTACCTCATCCCAACCCTGATAACGATTAGCATAAGAAATAAACTCATCTAACTTAGCCTGAGCCGTTAAATCCTCTACTTCTTTTTTATCGTATGTTAATCCTTTACCTGAAATATAATTAGACTTCCCTGTAATAATAGAGTTATGCTCTGCGTTACGGTCAAACAACTCTATTAAGTATTTTAAATAGTCATTATCCTCACCGTATAAAACCCAATCTTTATTCTTTTGGGCAATAAATTCGGGATAAGTTTGTTTAGCAAACTCAATGCGGACAATGTTATCCGCTACCGATTTCTTTTCTACTACTGTTTCAAATACAGGTTCTTTATCCATTATATTGTGGGTATGTTGTTGCGTAACCTGAATAAGCCGTAACTGTTTGAGGTGTGTGGCTTACTGTTAAAAATCCTTGCTCAACCTCTGTTAAGCCCGTAGGGTCAATGTTAGTCGATGAGGCTTGTTCGTATATCCAAAAGTACCAAGTCCCCTCTGTGTCTAATTTAACTTCGTTTGTGGAGACTGTTGGGGAGTTGGTTTCTACTATTGTTAATTTCTGATAACGTGCAGGATAAGAACTTGAATCCGAACAAATACAATATCTTATATCCTTTGTCATTACGTTTTTAAACTTGATTAAATAATAAGGGCTTGTTAAGAGTTGTTTCTCCTGACAAGTCGGTCTAATGTAGTTAGTCGATGCCCTTGTTATGTATTCCATTGTATAAAAAAACCCAACCCCGTTATAAAGGTTGGGTCTTTACCTAATTAATTAAAACAAAAACTATACTTTAATCGCAGCAACAACCGATGCAGAGATTTCATACCAATAAGTTTCTTCCATAGCACTTACTGTATATTTATATCCCTTAAAATCTCCCATTGCTGTTCCGGTTTCTGCTGAAGGTGCAATGTAAGCCCCGTTGTTATATCCGATAAGGAAATACTTTGGAGTTGTACCTTTGCTCTTAAAGATTACTAAGAATCTACCTTTAGCTAAAATATCATTTTCTAATTCTCTGTTTGAGTCAAGACCTGCTAATTGGAAAGCACCACCTTGCTCATAGAACGTAGTCCCTGATTGAGCATTTGGCGTAGCCTTACTTGTAAAGTTCGCAGTACCTTGATTTACTTGGTAGGTGTAAAAGTCACCGATAGCATCAGTCCAAGCAGTAATTAAACCACTCGCATTGATTGTAGGAGAACCTTTGTCAATAAAGTCAGCGATATAGATTTCATCTACGCCTCCGATTTGGTCATTACAACCCTTTACCGCACCTTGTGTTGTATAGCAACTTGGCATCTTATTATTTTTTTAAAAGGGGGCTTTTACACCCCCGTTATTATTTATTAAACTCCTCTGTAATCGTAGATACGTGAAGGGAATGGAGTTTGAACTCCTGCCTTGAAACGAGCTAAGAACTTAATTACTTGGTCATCATCTGAGAACCATGTTTTATAGTCTTCGTATTCGCCTGTCATATCTGTACCGAAATACAAGTTTTCAGGTTCAATTAAGTAGATACGATTTACCGCAGTACCTGTTAAACCTTCAACCGCAATGATTTCGATGTTAGTTCCTTCGATATACATCTTCTCACCGTTTTGTCCGTAAGCTCCTGCGAAACCTAAATTGTCACCGATAAGTTTCCACTTATACTGTTGTAACATTGCAGGGTTCATGAAACATTTAAGGTCTGATTGATTGATGTTGTTGTTAGCGATTGCTAAAGCAGCTAAACCAGTCAATACAGTACGGCTATTAGCTTGACTCCATGCAGTACCTGAGTAAGTACCACCTAAAGTTGCAGCGTCTAAGATGTCAATTAAACCATCAAAATGCTTTAAGTAAGCAGTTGTAGATTGTAAGTCACCTTGCCATATCGCCGTTTCTAAACGAGAACGAACCTTAGCCATAGTTTGACCGATAATCTTTTCGTTGAAAGTTAATGAATCGTATTGATTTAATCCACTCTTCATTTCTTCTTGTAAGAAGTACGGTAAAAGGTCTTGTTCGCACCATTGCATTGCTACTTGTACTTTACCTACTGTTAAAGTTCTACGAGAGAAAGTTGTGTCACCAGATGCACTGAATGAACAAGCAGCCGCTTGCCATACACCTTCAGTTGCAACGATGTCTAATGTTTCGCTTGACTTAATGTTTGGGCGAATGTTCATATATTTCAGAGTTGGTACTTCTGAGAATAATTGCTCATTTAAGAGTTTTTTTGCGTCCTGCTTGGTATAATTTGGGAGCGCGGATACTACGTATGCCATTGTTTTTTAGTTTTTAAGTTTAAAGCGGCGTTTTCTCGATTGCTGGAGAAATACGATTGCTTGGTTTGGTTTTTACTGTATTGTTTATTGGTTCTTGTGTACCTACTGAAGCCATAGCTTCAACTACGATACCTAAGTCTGATAACTGACTAGACTTCTTAGCTAACTTTAATTCAGCAGCTTCAAGTTTAACCCGTAAATCTTTGATAGTCTTTTCTTGTGCAGAAAACTTAGCGTCTACGATTTTAGTAATCATAGCTTCCATTTGTGCAGGGGTAGCGGTAGCCATTTCAGCAGCCTCTTTTAATTCTGCAATTACAGAGTCTTCACCTTCTTTTTTAATAACGATAGCTGAACCGTCAGCTAATTTATGCTCACCTTCAGGTGCAGGTACTTCGCCTTCAGGCGTTACAAGTAAACATTTAGAACCTACTGCTAGGTCGCCTGTGTACTTTAGAATTGTACCGTCTGCTAATGGTGCTTCGTTATAAGATTCAGTTGCGGGAGTAGCTTCTTCAGCAGCTTTAACCTCTACAGTCTCAGCTTTAAATTCTGCTATAATGGTTTTTAACTTTTCTTTGATTGGTTCAGCAAGATTCTTATTAAAGAAGTCCGCTAATTTATTTTCATTTGTTTCGCTCATTTGTTTTATAGCTTTATTATATAAGTAAAATATTAAGTCTTTTGTTAAAGTATTTTGTCGGACACCTTTTTTAAAGCCCCTAAAACCGCCTCAACCTCTTCTGGGGTTATCATAATTATAGGTTGTTCCTTAAACATACCCTCTATTGAAAACCCGAATTGTCCGGCTTTAATCTTATTCCAAACCTCATCGTTATTAACTTTGTAGATTCCAAAACTTGAACCGTCAGGTAAAGGCTCAAAACCTTTAGGAGTTTTAATTCCCATTTCTCGGTTTATAATAAAGTGTTGGTACATTGTAACCCCTTCAGCTATTTGCGACGGATCGTGCATCATATTGACGTTATTTTGAAAGCCATTTTTAAAAAACTTCTGCATAGCTTTATCAATATTCTCACCGTCTAAGATTACATAGTACTCTCTACCTTTTTCGTCTCTACGGTATATAGGTTTGTCAGCTACCATTAAAGCTCCCATTGCAAGGCGTTTCTCTTCATCGAATACTTGGAACTTATGTTCCTTTGGTTCATCTGATTTAAAATAGGCTGCATAAGATTGTGTTGCAGGTTCATCTACTATTGATACCATTGATACCCCGATTTCTTCTTCATCGGTTACTATTAGTTTATAAATTGGTAATTCCATTTTTTTAGTTTTTAAATTGTTTATCCGAATTTTGCACTCTCTTGAATTGTATTTACTCTTTGTTGTTTATCTGTTATATCTGTTTCGACTACTACTGCCTTGACTACGGGTTGACCTACTTTATTTACTTTGCCGTCATCGTCTATCTTAGTTACTGTGTTAGTTGGTTGTGGTACTACGGGGGCAGCTCCTGTTGAACCTAAGCCTCCTGTGTCCGCACTAACAGAAGAACTACTACCACCTTCGTTAAATTGTTGTGATGCGATTTTAGCAGTGTTAACCGTTGCTGCAATACCAACACCAACCGCAGTAGCTACTTTTAAAATAGTTCCGAATGGTTCAGGAACTACTGACTGAGCGGATAAAGCATTAATAACCCCTTGAATACCTGAGTAAGTACCACCTAAAGTTGCAGCGTCTAAGATGTCAATTAAACCATCAAAATGCTTTAAGTAAGCAGTTGTAGATTGTAAGTCACCTTGCCATATCGCCGTTTCTAAACGAGA